GAATGGCAAAGAAAAAGATGGTGGTAAATAATGGGATATTACAGAGTCGCAATTAGATCAACAGATAGAAACTTTTCACGATACATCAGAAGACGTGGAGCTTGTGAAATATGCGGCAGAACAGACTTAAAACTTGAAAATGCTCATTATTTTGGAAGAGGCAGAGAAGCTACAAGATTTGACGATAAAAACTGCCACTGTTTGTGTTTTACTTGCCACAAGAAGAGCCACGAAGACAAAGACTACTATAAGAACTGGATGATAGAAAAATACGGTCAAAACGGATTAGATAGGTTAGAACTTGAAAGCAACCAACGCAAAGACCGAGACGACGTGATGGATAAAATTTACATAAAAGCATTATTAGAAAGCGTGGGAATGAAATGGCAATGAGAGTAGAAGCATTAAATAAAAGGGAATATTACCAAAAAAAGAAATTAGAGAATCTAGAGAAATTAGATCAATAAGAAGGCAAGCAATGAAAACAATATTTATAGTTGGAGTATCTGATTGCGAAGCAAATAGTGTAGTTCGCCTTTGCTTGACTAAGAAAATAGCTGAAAGAGAGATTTTGAAAGAGCGAGACCGTCTAGTTGAAGACTGGAAAAAATTAGACGAGAGTTACCGCAATCAGATGAAAGAATTTTGCGATAGAGAAGGTCTGAAATGTGAAAACGATGATATGTATTCAAAGATGATAGAAAACCTGTCAAGTGATGATTACGAAAGTTGGGACAACTATCCACACAAAGTGCCATACATTGAGGAGAGAGAAGTGATCGAGAAGTAACAAACATACGGGCGTTTAAACAAAATAATTAGAAGCCTCAAGGAATGTGGCAATTATAAAAAGGAGTAGATGAAAACTTATCACAAAATTCAAAGTATGTTCAAAAGAGATATGGAAAATAAGGGAGTAATGCTTTTCGACCAATGGACTATTCCAGAGTTCGAGTATCTGAAAAACAACATTTGGGTGTTCACCGAGAAAGTAGATGGCACAAATATCCGAGTAATGTTTGATGGAGAAAAGATTGATTTTAATGGCAAGACAGATAACGCCCAGTTGCCAGTGGATTTGATTAAAAAACTCCAAGAAATGTTTGAGCCGAAACTCCAGTTATTCAAAGACACTTTCCCGCCCAAAGAAGGAGAAGAAACCCAAGTTTGTTTTTACGGTGAGGGATACGGAGCAGGAATACAAAAGGGCGGTTGCTACCGAGAAGACAAGAGTTTTGTTCTGTTCGATATTTTAATCGGTGATATGTGGCTTCAAAGAGAAGATGTAGAAGAAATTGCTAATAAGTTTGAGATAGACATTGTGCCAATAGTTGGCGAAGGAACACTTCAAGAAGGCATTGATTTAGTCAAAGAAGGATTTACCTCAAAGTGGGGAGACTTCATCGCAGAGGGCATTGTGGCAAGACCCAAAGTAGAAATGAGAACACGCAGAGGCGACAGAATGATTACTAAAATTAAACACTGTGATTTTAACTAACCCTACCATTCCTTGAGACCTCTGATTAACAATTTAAACATTAATAAAGGCACTATGAACAAAGAAACAATCGAACTTATCAAACGAATTGAGAGAATTGAGAATAAACTCGATCTTACAACCCTAGAGATCGGCTGGACAAAAATTGGCGATCTTGAATGGTCTGATAATTTAGGAGAGATGAATTGGAACGAGGCAATGGCAAAAGCTAAAGAAATCGGCGCTCGACTTCCAAAAAGGTGGGAGATAGTAAAAGCAGTCGATGAAAATTATGACGATATCCAAGAATTGATTAAAAACGACCCTTCCAACACCTTTTGGGCGTCTACTGAGTACTCTGCCACGAATGCTTGGTACGTGAGCCTGTTCAATGGCACCACGTACACCAACACTAAGTCGACGAACAGCAGCCAGGTGCGTGTGGTTCGAGATGTCAAATGAAAATAATTAAACTTACAAAGGGGTATGAGACAATAGTCGATGATGAAGATTATAAGAGTTTGTCTGGTCACAAATGGTATTTTAACAGATATGCGTACACTTCTATAAAAGGTTGTGAAGTCAGCATGCATAGGATGTTGCTCGGGTTAGAAAGAGGAGACAAGTTGCAAGGAGACCATATCAACCATAATAAATTGGATAATCGCAAGGAAAATCTAAGAATAGTTAACCAAACTCAGAATATGGCGAATACTCGTGCCAAAGGTTGCCACTGGTCTAAAGAGAGAAAAATGTGGCGCGCAATGATAAATATAGACGGGAAAAGATGCCATATTGGGTATTATCAGGACGAAGACGAAGCCATCAAGGCACACGATGAAAAAAATAGAGAATTGAATGGGAAATATGCGTTCATGCGGTAGTTCGGGTTATTTTATTATTAAGGAAGTAATAATTAAGGGTAAAAAATGAGTAATTTTTGTTCAGAAGCCTGTAGACCAAGAAGCATAATATTTGAAAAAGTAGAAATGCTTGATGACTACTACGGCAGGCACGAATATGGGGTAAGATTCCCCGACGGTAAGGTTTACCCAGATGATAAGTGCACATTTAAGAAAGAAGTCCCCAGCGAAATGCCAGAGACCCTTAAATAAGAACCATAACTAGAACTTGTTACTAAAACAAACTAGTCGAAGTTACTATTTTATTCCTTTGTTGTAGCTTTATCAATAGTTCCTACACCAGCCACAACACCAAGCCAAATAGCCACAGCATTTAATAGACTAGACCAACTGAATCCGTTTAACTCAACGTACGCCATATAAGCAGAAGCAGACCCGAACGTAATCATGTAAAAACGGATACTTCCTAAAATTTCCTTAATTTTACTCAACATATATTCTCCTTAATTAATTGTATGGTCGGGTGAAGGGCTCTTGCCGCTCACCCGTGTTGTTAAATCGGTTCAAGTTCCATTGACTTGATAAGGAATTTCTTGCCGCAATGGGCGCACCGTAGGATGACGTTATTGCCCTTATACCCCCAGAATACTAGGAGTCCCTTACAATGTGGACAATCCATTTCATTTCTCCTTCATCTTTGGTTTGAACGATTGTTCAATCCGTTGGGAATGACGGTTGTAATAGATTACTGTGCCCCCACGATACCATATCTCACAGTGTCCGATCATATCTCCCGTGTTCTTCCAGCCCGTGTTACACAGAGCTGTTGGTGTGATAACTTTCATTCTATTCTCCCCTTGCAGTACTCTCTAAATGCATAGTTTTCATCAAAAATCAGTAGATTTACATTTAGTTGTCGGCGGTCGCTCCGAAGTTTCTTTTTGTTGGCTTTGATTTTTTTCGGAGGACGGTAGTCGTCGTTGAAGGTTAATCCTGTTGGATTACCGTAAGAAAAGTTCTTATGCGCATACTGTTCACAATGTGAATGTCGCGCTTCTAAATTGTGAGCCCCACTTGAACCACCTTGACAGCGGTTCTTAATGTGGTGTAATATGAAACTCCCGTTGAGTCGGCAGTGACAGATGGTGCATACGTGACCTTGTCTTTCGAGTATGGCTCGTCTGGTTTCGTCGCTCAATAACCTTACCCCCTGTGAAAAATTCTCCCTATTAAGTTTTTCAAGTATTCGATACAGATTGCTTTCTTTTGTTCGTCGGTTAACGATTTTGAAAGATCACCGACTTGATTCATTAACTCGTTTTTTCTGATTTCCAGTTCTCCAAGGTTTTTCTTCTGAGAGTCAATGGTATCGTTTAATTCATTTATCGTTTTGTTGGCGGCAGCAAGTTGTTTACTTAAATCTTCAATTTTTAAAACTTCATTGGCGGACTCAGCCATAAGCCGTTTAACTGTCTCGTTGCGCTCTTCTCTGATGGAAGTTATCTGATTGTTCAAATCGACTATTTGCTGGTCTCTTGGGTCAACCTGTGGGGTCGGAGGAGTAACTACAGGTTCTGGGTCATTAATGTTTTTAGCTCTTAAGCCACCTAGAACATTCTTATATGAATGATTAACAAAATGGCAAGGTGTTCCAAGCGGAAAATTTTGGTCGAATGAGTCAAATTTATTGGTGTCTCCGACTCCTTTGGCGATTGCTATGTGACCGTATTGTCCTATTCCAGTCCCCCACACAATAATATCACCTTTTTGAGGGACATAACTTGGAGTGTTGGGTATTTTTTCTAGTTCTGGGCAAGCGTTCCAATAATCAACAGCGTTTCCTCTAGCTTTTCCAGATATACCGACAACCTCAGTGAAGAAAGCCTTAACAACATCAACACATTGATTGCCGTAAGCTCCGTCGGCATCTAAAAACTTTCCATCATATTTGCTGAAAAATTGGTCAGTTTTGTTATAAAAATCTGATCGTGTCATTTATTCCTTTCCATCAGACGCTATGACCGTAAATTCCTCGGTTTCGTAAGTCGTCGTGACTGTTCTTAGTTGATTAACTACTACTTGAGTAATGTTGCGAATTTTGTATTCCCCTGCAGGTAGAGTTTCAGGAATTATTACTTTAACGTCTCGAACGTGGCAACCAGGCTCTAATTGAGCTAGAGCTGGCTCTGTTCTGAAAATAATACCGTCTACAAAATCTCTTTGTATGGAAAGAGGATGATCGTAATATTTGCAATAATCGTATCTGTAAGTAACATATTCACCATTTTTGAGAACCTTACTCCCAATAATTGGCATTGGAGAGTTTTTAACTACCAGAGTTTTAACAGGAGCAAATAAAAGATAACAAATATATCCTATTAGAGAGATGCCTAAAATTATCGTTACCCACACAGTCCACACTAATAATTTATGATTTTTCATCTCTTCTTTCATTTTCTAACAACGAGAGCGATCCAAGCCACCGCTACAGCCGTTAAAATTAATGATACCATACCAAAAACTATTACTTCGACTAGTTTAATAGCATAAAGTTTGTCCGAAGTAACACGTTCCTGTTTTGTTACTTCGGTACAGCGAAGCTCTTCGGATAATTGTTCTTTTGTTTTCATTTTATTCTCCAGCTATCCAACCACCACCAATATCGGCGGAAGTTCTGTTAATTATATTTGTTGTCCTAGTAAGTGTTTGTCCGTACCAGTTATCTATTGCTCGGGCTGAGCCAGAGGCGTCAACATCAGTAAAAGTTGTTTGAACTAATTTGCAGTTTGCAGGTGTTCCTAAATAATTTAAGTAAAAAGGGGAACTCGCAGTTACAGCAGAAAAAACGAAATATTGTAATACTCCCTGACTGGTTGCGTTTGACGATATGTTTAAACTTGTATTTACATTTAATGTTTGACCAGAAACCATTGTAAATACTCCTGCTCCACTACCAGTTGTGCAAACGAGGTTATCGCAAGTAATACCAAATGGTCCAGCAGTAGTAATATTTCTAGCTAAGATACATAATTTTCCACAAGTTAAAAGATCTGCCAAAGTTAAAGTAGCATTAGATAGGTTCATTGCAATAGTCCCAGGATAACTAAATCCTGCTGAGGTGAATGTTTGACTAGCAGATAAATTTAAAACTGGTAAAGTTCCTGTTGGAGTTCCAGCTAACGTTACTCCACCAGCAGAAGATAAAACTCCTGATGTATTTGTCATCGCTCCTTGTAAAGTTGCTCCACCGCTTACGGTTAAAGTTTGACTACCAAGGGCTAAAGTACCAGCGTTTCCAGTCATATCCAAAGTAGTACAAGCCGAGGCAGCATCAACAGTTACAGTATTTACCATTGTAGCGTTTATAATAGCAGTATCACCAGCAACAGGGTGACCAGCACCACCCCAAGTGACGTTAGACGACCAGTTCCCACCAAGAGCCACCGCCGTGTATGAAGCTATAGTACACATCCTTTCTTGGACATATTATGCCCCCATACCAAATTCTGGGGTATGAGCCGTTTAAAAGTTATATAATGAGGAATTATTCCCTTTTTAAACTCTGTTTCAGGAGATAACCTCTGTCCTTTTTTAATTCTGGTATCCGCCATTTATTCTCCTATCGTTTCATTGACTGGTACTTTTTTTTCTATTGTTGCATCAATTTCGGCTTTAATATCTGAAAGAGCTTTTAATTTGCTATAAGTTTCTTGTTCTCCAATCTCACGATTTGAAATTTCATTAAGTACATCCTCTTTTGACTGGGGAGTGTCTATCGCTACATCTTTTGTGACTTCTGTTCCATCTTCTAAAGTGTAGGTTACATTTGCCCAGAACATTGTTTCTTTGATTTCTGTTGAATTGATTTTGTACATTTTATCTCCTTAAATTTCGTAATAACTAATTAAAATAGATCCAGCGGCGTTACTCCCACTCGTGTATTTTAAAACATTATCTGCTGCCGAGGCTGTAAATAACGCTCTACGACTCTTGGTTACTCCGCTATTTGCAGCTAAAGAAAGAGTAGGAGTTAATCCTGTTGTTGCAGAATCAGTGTTATCAAATAAGTAAATTGTTCCTGCTGCGGATGAAGAAATTGTGTAGTCTGTGATGACATACTTTTTACCAGCAGTAGGAGTAAGAACAGTTGCGGCTGTCTGAGAGGCTGTGTAAGCCACTTTTACGGTCTTAATAGTCTGAGAGGCTACGGAGTCAGTTACTGGAATTGTGGTGGTTGCTAAAGACTCTGCACCAGCTCCACCCAAATCTAAAACTACAACTTGAGTTAGTTTGCTACTTTTGTCTATCGAGCGGACTGTTGCCCCTGATCCTGGAGTTACCGCAATATTGTCTGCCATTATTCCTTCTTTCTTTTATGAATATGTAATTGATATTAATAAACCCATAGGTTGACCAGTTAATGCAGGTGTCAATGTAATTCCTGTTGATTGCCACGAACCCCAATATAAATACATTACACCACTTACTGAATTGACATACAACATCCCGTTCGTCGCAGGAGACGGCGCAGAAGAAGCAATTAATACGTCGCTTTGGTTTTCAACTATTTCTTCTAGGTATTTATCGTATTTTGGGTCTTGTTTAGACATAATTTAATCCTGTCGGGTCAGTTGCGATGTTATCAAAATTATCGTCGCCATCACACCACATTATTTTTGCTCCATTAGAAGAATCAACTCTTTTGATTTGCCACACGGCGGTTGCCTCGTCAGCCCCTGGAGGAGCAGAACAAATATAAGTGTATGCACCGTCAGTGATAATCTTCTTTGATAAATTTATTCTGTCTTGGTTTCTCATTTTCCTACCTTTGATTTTAACGCTTTTAGTTGTGCTGATCTAAGTTTTACTGGTGCTGATACTTTGCTAGACGTAGTATAATTTGTTGATCTGGGAGCAGTTAAGTTGTTGAACTTCATCTTTAAAAAAGACAGATTGGGCGAACTGCTGGAAGAACTATAGGTTGAGGCTGGGAGTCCAGGAAGACCCATCTCAGATCTTACGGAGTTAGTGTTTGCTGTACTTCTGTTCCAGTAAGCGACTAATTGAGGATGAGCTTTACTAAATCTCGTTCTTGCTCCAGTTCCTGATGGCAAAGCGTAATATTGGTCTAAAAGAGATTGCTCAAAAGGTGTAGCTGAAAAACCCGTGTTTTGCGCTGCTCCAGCGTCTTTCCAGAATTTGGAACTGGTATCCCAATAATCAAGAAGCCATTGGTTGTCTTTGAGAATGACACTCTTCGTTTCATCTCCCTTAGGAAGTGCTTGATAAGTTAAAACAGTTTTCTGTTGGTCGTCAGGCAACATATAGAAGGGATCAATCGGGTTGCCTGTTTTTAAAGCTAACTCTCTTTGCATTTCATTCTGAGTTTGCAGTATTTGTGGATAAGCCAAAAGAGTTGATGATTTTTCTATCGTCTTCCAATTAGTGTTGTCAGAAGTCATCTTATTGCCATAAATAGCAGTGTAAGTTGCTTGCTCTGAAGGATTCATACGAGCAAAATATTGATCTCTTGTATCATAGTAGATTTGAGAGTCTATTTGAGAGTTTTTACTTTTAAGACCAGTCAAAGACTGAACAACATCTGTTGAATCCTTTGATCCCAATACTTGATTGGCAGTTGAATAAAATCTTGAAAATGGTGGTTGCCGCATAATCCACAAAGCCCAAGGATTTGCTGTTTTTGTAACCTTTTCTGCTCCAGTAAAATCTGTAGAAGTAGTCTCGTTATACCCAATTAATTTTGCGATAGACGGACTAAGTTTAGCAAGATTTTCAGCAACTCCAGTTGCATTAGTAATGTCCTTAATATCTTTGTTCTGATACAAGTCCTGACCAGATTTTGCCTCGTATGGAATCTTAATCAACGGAGAAAGCATATTCTCAGCGACGCTAGTTGGACTGGCAAGAGTTTGAGCAAAGTTCTCTAATGGGTTTCCTAATCCCGAAGCATAAATAGGATTACCTTTTTCATCGTTGCCTGTTTTAATGTTAAAAGTGTTGTTTAGAAATTTTGGTCTGTTGGCTTTTTCTTTGTCCGTTTCTGGAACTCCGACTTCTCCTTGTAAAGCATTTTGTGTTTTGAATAATCCAGCATATTTTCCTGGCTGTCTGAAAAGTTGTTCAGCTTGAAGAACCATATTCTTTGAAGTCCAAGTGTAAAAAGGAAACAAGCGTTTAAGACCAGCTTTCTCCATATCACTCAAATTTTCATAGTCGAAGAGAAATTTCTTAGTTCTCTCGGCTGCGGTGATGGGATCGCCAATCATATCTAAATTAGCAATAAAATTAAGCGCTCTATCGGAGTTTTCAATGTAACTACCAACTCTTTTGCCAACATTCGCTTTGCTTATGATATTGTTAATGTCGAAATAACCAGCACTACTCAGAACGCCGTTTTCTTTCATCATTGTTCTTAATGAGTCGATGGTGTAATCTTTGCCGCCAAGGTTTACGACTTCATCTCCGAACTTACTACTCATTATCTTGTTGGCTATTAAGTTCTTCTTTGGACTTAAGGTCTGAAATAGCCCAACATCAAGAATATTAGACCAAATATTACTCATCTTGTTGCGAGTATGAAAACTTGGGAAATATGTTGTTACTGATGTTTTAAAGATATTTTGCAATTTATCATAGATTGAAGCTATTTTTCCCAACGCTTCGTGTTTTGTTGCAGGAAGTGTTTCAAACATTCTGGAGACATAAGAAGCAACATTATCAGGAATACTTATTCCGCTTAATTCTTTGACACCTGGAGGTTCAGTCCAAGTTCGTGATGAACGAGTGATGGCAGGATTTGGGATTTCTTTAGTTACTGGTGCAAATTTCTCCATTCCAGGAAGAATACCATTTGTGTCTCTGATTTTGATAGTCGATTGTCTGCCCTGAACTTGACCAACATCCATTAAGAAGTTGTGTTTAGCGATAGCTTGCTCTGATGACATTCTGCGAGTAGCAAGAATCTTTTCAATGTCGTACTCAGGAGTTAAACCAAGTTTTTGTTCTATCTCTGTTAAAGTTCCTTCTAAGGTACGCTCTTTAGCAAATTTAGTCTCCGTTCCGCTGGCTATTTGGTTGAAATATGACTTAATTTTAGCTTGGTCGTTCTTTCCTGTATAAAGGTGAGTAACATAATCTTTCATCGCCTCAGTACTTAATCCAGACGCTTGCTCTTTAGCTAGAATATCAGCGAACTCAGCTTTGGCTGCTTCGTGTGCTGCCCTAAGTTTATAAGGCATAGCGGCAGCCATTCTGCCTGTTGAATCTTCCAAGGATGTAGTAATAAGTTTTCTTTCTTCTTTTGAAAGACCTTTGAACATAGCATTATAAGTATTGGCTATCTCAAGGTGTTTTTCTTTAGTCAAATCACGAAAAGCCTGCTGTTGACGCTTGAAAGTTAAATTGTCGACAATGCTGGCATCTCTACCAACTTTGCTTGTTGCAGTTTTGATAATCTTTTCTACAGGATTAGTAATTTTATCAGTTAAAGGAATTGTGCGACCAGCGATTTTAATTCCACCCCTATCCACTAGATCTGGAGCTTTTTTAATGGCTTTTTCCATCGCCTGTTCTACTAAAGTTCTTTCCGCTACTTTATTCACATCTTTGCCCATTGACTCAGCAAGTTTGAGAAACTCTGTTCCGCCTTTTTGGGTAAGGACTTTTTCTCCGCCCTTGGTAGCGATGGTAATTCCTTTTCCAGTTCCAAGTGTTAAGTATGTAGTTGGATCTAAAACAATGTCCCCAAGAAGTCCCAAAGCGCCTTTACCTGATATTTGTTTGCCACCAGTAAAAGGGACGGTAACGTGACCAAGATCACCAACTCCAGCCGTTGTTAAAACGTCTTTTGTGGTGGTTTTCTTTTTTCCGCTAAATCCTTCCCATAATGCAGAGAATGGATTGGTATTAAAGGTTTGACCCTTTGCTGATTTAGCAGCTTCATTATAAAGATTCGAAACAGCATAACCTGGACGAGAAACTTTATCACCGATCCAACTGAGAGTTGGCAAGGTCGCTCCCTTTATCTTGTCCCACAAAGAAGGAGTGTATTTGGGAGCAACAGGAATAGTCGGCTGTTGCGCCGATTGTGCCTGTTGATTTCTGAGTTGCAACATTCTTTGATTGAATTCTGTTTGATTCATTGTTTTTGTTTGTTAATTACCAGCCTCTGCCACCGCCACCACTTTTAGGTATTAAATTTAAGACATCTTTTTTAGGAGCAACATCTTTTTTAGGAGCAACCGCTTTTTTAGGCGGATTTATATCAGGGAATTGACGGTAAACAGTATTTGGATCAATTCCAACAAACTTAGCATAATCTTCTCTGGACATTCTTGTTCCATTAAACATAATGTCGTCAGTTCCAGGGACTCTTTTCGGGGCAGGAATTTGTTCACTACCGCTTCCGCTACCTGAGCCACCGCCGTATTGAGCTTTGAAGACAGCTTCTTGTAGAGTTGCCATTTGAGCATTTCTTTCTGCTGTTTTTCTTGCCTCTTCTGCTGCAAATGCGTCTTTGCGTGCTGCTTCATCTCTCTGTCTTTGCGCCTCTTCTGCTGCAAGTCTGGTTTGTTCAGCGTTGAAGTCGTTTTGATCTCCTCTTTGTTGATTTGTACCGTAGGAGTTTATTAAGGTGTTATATTCTCCGCTACGGGCTTTTTCCAGGTCTGTAAGACGAGTTGAAGTATCACGGGCAACACCAGCCATTGAGCCAGTGTAAGTGTCTCCGTACATTCCGCTTCTTAAAAGTCCTTTATTGGAAAATTCCTGAGAGACTTTATCTGCTAATAACCTTGAAGTATTTGCTCCCTCGGCGGTTGCGTTGGCTTTAGCTGTATCATAGTAAGGAGAAAGCTGATTGTTAGCATCAGTAGCATAAGCGTCAGTGACACTTCCGACCTTGGCAGCATCGGCAGCTGGGGTTGCTATCTTTTTGTAGTAACCGCTGGGTTGAAGTTGGTAACCTACTCCAGCAGAGTCTACGATGTTACTAGCTAATGGCATCACATTCCTTTCTTTATTCTTTTCTTTAATTCTTCTTCAGTTCTCATTCTTGTTTGAGCCCTTTCGCTTTGTTCTGCGGTTGGATAACCAGATTTAGGAGTAGGTGCTTCGTCCCACTTTTTGTAAGCATTTTTAGCTACTCCAGTTACTTTACCAACAACCTTTTTGGTTGTGTTTCTGGCTGAACTTAGTGTAGCTTTCAATTTGTCTTTTACATTCATTTTGTTCCTTATATTAATTAATTGGAGTTTTTATGAAAAAGTTTTTAATTGTTCACCGTTTCATTCTCCTTATTGCAGTTTTATCGATTGCAGTAATTATTCTTTCAGTAATTGTTTCTATGATGTCTAAAGGTGATTTAAATCTCGATGGCAGGGTTAATATTGAAGATTTATCCAAGATTTCTTCTTTCTATAAGTTCTAACCGGCTGTTTCTCTAACTAGGTATATCTTATAGTTAAACGTAACTCCGTTTGCTCCGAATTGGGATAACCCCAAAAGTGACAGAATGTCCAACTTAATCGATATGGTTGTGTTTGTTATGTCTATTAGTTGCATAAATGCACCCATTTCCTGATATGTACCGCCGAATCCGATGAATCCTGTCGGGAGTGTTCTTAGCGTGCTATCTGCAGAACTAATAACGGATGCGAAAGCCATTGGTTTATATCCTAGATCGTGAGTCTTTGTGTCGGTATAAGAGACTGCTACTCCGCCAGTTGTTATTGTCCCCGTTATGATAGGAGTTATTTTGAAGGTATTAAACTCAGAACTCATCACTAGCTTGTCATCGGTTGTAGTATCGGCATCGTAACCCGCTTGAGATACCTTCATTGATGTTCCGTTCATAACCACACGGTTGTTTGCACCGTCGTACATCACAAGTTTGTCACCGTCCAAATCGAAGTATGTTTTACCGTCTTTAGATCTTATCTTTCCAGAAGTGATGTTATCTGCGTTCAAGTTTTTCAGCGTCACTTCGGTAGCATCAATTGAACCCGAGGTTATTTTAGAAGCATCGAGATTTTTTAAGGTAACTTCGGTAGCGTCTATGCTTCCAGATTTGATAAAATCAGCGTTTTGTCTCAAACGATCAGTAAAATTCTGCTGGTCTAAGTTTCCGTTGACCAGTTTGAATAACGCTTCTAAATCTCCGTTTGGTATAAGTGGCATTTATTTCTTCTTTCCGCTACCGCATTTTTTTGATTTCATATTGTTTCCTTTATTGTTTAGTTATGGTTTAGATTTATATCTCTAATCTATGGGGGGAGAGTTTAGATTTTACCTGTTGTCATCCAGTGTGTTGGGGCTGTTCTGGTAGCAGCGACATTGCCACTTCTAGTAACCAACGTAATATAGAAAGATGCATTGGTTTTTGTATTAACGTGGCTAGTCGGTTGTTCATTAATAGTTGCAAATATTGAAGTATCTGGACTACTAAATGAAATGTTGTAATTTGCATCCAAGTAAGGTAACGGAAGGAACAATTGAGATCCAGTACCACTATCATTCCCTGAAGCAATTGTTACCGTTACATATCCATATTGTATTAACTCTCTACCGTTCATATAAAACTTGCCTGTTGCTGTATTAAACTCTGTCGGAAACCCTACTGGAGATGAGGCTTTGGAGTAGTGAGGACTTGTTATTGTTCCGTTATATAGAGCGTAGTCAGCACCACCTGTTAGAGTAAGAAGTGTATCAGTTACAGCAGTTACATATCCTTGATAGGTAGCGGTGATGTTGGCAGTAGTCTGAGCGGTAGCAGCAGCGTATTTAGCAGCTACCCAGTATTGGTCTACTGCGTGTCCGTTGATGAAGAATAAGTCGTCTATTTGACCGTTCATCCAAGCAGTATTCGCTCCTCCAGCAACTTGAGCACAGCCTATTCGGACATAATTAGTAGCGGCATAAGTCGGTGTAGCGGTATATCCACTTGCCTCAAGAACTCCGTCAACAAATAATTTGGTGTGATTCCCTTGTGAGGAAACAATAACATAGTGCCAAGCGTTATTTGTCAGGGTAGTTGTACCAGCCAAAGTATTCTGAGCATCGGCAGCGTTTGCCCCGACATCGAATGAGATATGATTGGCAGAGTCTATGTAAACACGAATACCATTGGCGTTTGTGTTGTCTGAATAGGATTGGAATAACCACTTATTTGCTCCTGCACTTGCTGACTTTACCCACATTCCTAATGTAAAAGCCCCTGTTGGTTTGAAGACTGTTGCGTCTGTTATTGCAAGTGCTTGGTCTGTACCGTTTAGAGTAAGAGCATTATTAAACTTACCTGCGGTGTAAGTAGGAGTACCGATATTAGCTGTAGTTGCAGGGATAATATCGTCATCTTTATCTTCCATTGGCCAGTAGGCAGAGAGGGGGATTGATTGGTTGGCTTTGTACTTGTCACTGACTGCGTATTTGAGTAGTCCGCCAGCAGGTATGGTGATTGTAGTTTCGGACGCACGAGTATGAGTTTCAGTAATTGGATTCCAGCCATTTAAAAACATGTTCTGTATTTCAACAGCAAGTTTATCTCGATTTACACCAAGAAGTGCGATGTTGTCATTGTCGATGTTTCCGTTAATTACATTAACAATGGCATTTGTTTGATCGTTGACATCTGCGACAGCGATTGGTGAATCTCCATCAACTGGTTGTAATCCTGCAAGTGATACTAATCCCATATTTCTCCGTTTCTTTTTATCTTAATGAATGTTTAGTTATAAAGTTTACCGTAGTAGCATAATGAACAAAGGTTCTATCAACAATATAATTTCTAACCCTGAATTGAAAAAATCTACCACGGGTTACTGGCGGTCGAAACCACTCCTCTATGTATTGCTGTCCGCCCCAAGGAGTTGAAGTTCCCCAAACTGTTCCAGCTCCACCCCAAGAAAGTTCATTTCCATCGAGAAATATATTAGTATCGGAAAAAGACGATGACAGTATTGATTTTATACCAAACTGAATATTGTAATTTCCTTCTGCTGAAAACTCAGTAAATATCTTTTTAATATTTTTAAGTTGATCTGGCACTGATAAATATGATCCCCAAACAGCCCACGAATTTATTGCTCCGTGAATAATGTTATGACTTCCGTCGTAAACTTCATCATAGCCAGATAATTGATTTAATATTCTCACACTGGAGTCTACGGCTGAACCAGCAATTACAGATACTTGTCCATTGGACTCGTACGGAGCGTAGCAAGAGAAAACACCAGTTTGCTTTGGAAGCCATTGATTTGTCGTCACATCAAATATTATTTCAAAAGAATTTGTAGTTTGTCCACTTAGAGTTAAAGAAAAACGAACATATCTTCCATCAAATCCTCCAGCAGAATTTACAATAGCACTCGGCAACACACTGTCTAAATCTGGTTGAATGTCATTGCCTATTGGTTCTGGTTTAGCGTAACCTGTTGTTCTGTAAACTTGAACTTTTTGATATTGGTCTTGACCGAGGAAGTAAATGACTCCGTTGGCGTTTACAATGGATTTGTCGTAAATTGCCCCAAAGGTTACTCCCATATCAACAACTGCTTCAGGCCCTGATACTACACCGTTAAATGAGAAGTTTTGCAGTTTATAAAGTTTTCTTTTGGTAAATATTAAGACCATATCATCACCGACTACCTGTATTCCTGTAATTTGACCATCAACAAAAAAGTAGTTTCCTACAGAAAAAGTGTCAGCTCCGTTATCTGTGTACCAGAACTGATCGTTAAGAGCCACTAGTAATCTGTTCTTGTACGAAGCGATGTATTTACCTTGTTTGAAGGCGGAATCTGTTTGATCTGCCGAAGTACCAGAAGTATATTTGACCACATTATCAGTTCCATTGACCATATAAAACTTATTATTAAAAGGAAAGTAGCATCCATCGGTTGGCTTATTTGAGGTAAATGTAACACCAGTTATTGCTGTCCACGTCGCTCCTACAAGACGATATAACGCAGTGTCGTATACTTTTAAAGTTTCAACAACCTCAGTAGAATTTGCAAACTGAAATAATCCATTTACTTTAGTAGAATTACCTGTGTAATCTCCTAATATTTTGTGACCTTTTCTCGGTTCAAAAGTTCCTGGCGCATCGATTATGACATCACCTCCTTCAGTAAAAAACTGATCTCCAACAGTAAAAGGACTAACTCCGCTTTTATAACCTTTGAAGTTAATGAATTCCTTTTTTTCCTTTGGTAAGGCTTTAATTTTGGGAAGTGATCTTTTCATTTATAACCTAATTATTAAAATGATTTGGGTCTAATCTTGCTTGAGGTGTTCTATTAACTTTCCCGAACGGTCTGAATCCTTGTCTCGTGTCCTCAGAACCCGACATCAGATCTTTTTTCATATCTTCTATCGCATTATCGTATTGTGTCCAATAAGTTAAACTGGAGGGATCTTGGTCGTAATCATAGCACTGTGCAACCGCCCCGAGGTAAAGAAGTCGGTGATATTGAACTGGGATTATCGAAAGGCCAGTGTCTCCCGATAAATCAACTGATAGTTTTCTGTAATTGTAAGTTAAAGCGACAACGCCAGTTGGAACTGGATAAAGTTCAACTTGCATATATCCAGTTGCATCACGACCTGCTTCTGTCCAGTAATACGCAGTTCCAGAAGATGATCTTGCTGGATCTAAGTTATCAAGTTCTTCTCTGGTGACGTGACCGAGAGGAATCCTTGAAGCAGGATTGAGAATATCAATAACTTTGCCAACGGTTGAAGCCAAAGAATAAACTTTAGTTGCATTGGCGGTGTTAAAAGTTGTAGTAGCATACATAAAATCAGCGGTGTCTAGCTTGGAACAAATATCTTGCTGACACCAATTTATGTATCTTTTGATACGAGTTACCATCGCAGCAGAAGTATCTCCGAACTGGTCTGATACTGCTGTTTGTATTTCTAAAAACTGCATATTTCTCCCTAATTTATTTTAGTTTGATATTCTATCGCACCACGATCAAACGCTCCTATTCTTGGATTTCCATAGAAATCTGAGTATATTCCAGTGTCTACTCCAGAATTTATTGCAGGCGAACCAGCAGACAAACTCATATCAGTTGGGGGGCTGACTAAAAGAGGATTGGTTGTTAAATCGTTCGCTCCAGCGGAGATTCCACTTACAGCACCAGTGGCGTAGCCGTAAATAGTGTTGTAGTCCTCGGTCAGTGTGGCTGTGCCTGCTTCTACTATTCCGTAATTAAAACCCTGAATAATATTATTTCTCATGTCGACTGTGACAGTATTTCCAGTGGCGAAGTTTACTGCGTTTCCAGTTTGAGCAGCCGAGTAAATTGTATTATTCAAAAGTGTATATGTCCCAGTCTCTCCTAAATAAACCAAGGCTATCGTTCCGTTGGTAGTGTGAGAAAAAAGGTTGTTATACATTTGAACTTGTGCTCCTCCGACGTGAGCCACAGCTGATTTCTTATTATTTTTTGAGATACAGTTTTTAATTACTCCAGTCGTGGTGTCGTGGTAGCTAAATCCGTCTCCGTCAGACGATTCTCCAGTTACACCGTTGTTTATAGAACTACAACCGTCAAAAACTACACCAGTCCAAGTTCCGTGGACGTTAAAACCGTCTCCGTTGGAATCTGAGATATAAATATTCTTGCCTGTGAATCTGTCGCCATCTCCAAATAATGTAATGCCGTTGTAAGCAATTAAAGGGTCTCTCGAGGCGTTGATAAACCGAGCATTGGTGAGGGTTAAATCAGTCGAACGAACCGTTGTACTATTAACGATATACATTCCATCTTGTTGGGTATCAGTTGAATAGATTTCGGACATTGTGACATTGGTACAACCTTCTAATTTTGTACCTGCTAGGTAATCTCCGTCAGTCGTACAGTTTTGCATAATTAAAGTATCGCTTAAAATAACGTGTATTCCATTGCCACCAGATGAGTCGCTGGCAGTGATATTCTTAAGAGTTATGCCCGTAGGTAGATTAACACCTGAAATATTGAATAATATATTATCTCCACCGTTACCACTAGCCGCAACTCCGTCAAGAGTAACATTTTTACAACCTAAGAATCTAAACCCATAGTTAGAAGTTCCAGCAGCGTTATTACTTGCGGTACTATTAGTAATCGTCATTCCATTTGCAAGTGTCCAGTCAAATCCCTTAGCTGTTCCGCTACTAAACGATGAACCTGATATATTAACATTCGTGGCTAATACTCCAGGAATTCCTAAAAGTCCATACTGAACATTACTATTAAATGTACAATTTAAAATTGTAAAATTATTTAACGATGTACAAGTCCCGACACTAACTCCTCGATTCATACCACTAAAATTACAATGATCTAAAGTGATATTTGAAAGATTACCACCTGAAATTGACGCTCCAATCGCAGAAGCAGTAGCCGTACTGTTGTAAATATAAATATTCACATTACTTGTCGTTATATTGAAAGCGGAGGTAGTCGCCCCAGTGACATCTATATTTCTGATTGAGATATAACTTCTTCCTGCTAAGTTGAATCCTCTGGTTTGTCCTGTAGCGTCAATTATAGGATTCGCTCCAGTTCCATAAGCGTCAAACTTAACAGGTAATCCAGCTGTTCCCGACATCCCTACCGTTACTATCCCAACATAAGTTCCGCCTCTTTTAAAGAGAACATTATCTCCAGCATGTATTGTCCCATCTCCTGTAGCAGCACTGACTTTAGTGGTTGTTTTCCAAGCTGTCGCAGGAGTTAGTCCGTTACCAGTGTCATCGGCGGAGGCTGCATCAACATAATAAATAACTCCTGTCCTTTTATTGACAAAACTTTTGAACATTCCACTAATTTTTCCGAAGATACCTGATGAAGGAGTTCTTCGTCTAAAATTGTTAAACATATTATCCTAAGAAGTTAATTTGGACGATACATCCAGCTGAAGCTGATCTTATATACAAAACTCTGTCAGGCGAGGCTGGGAGTTGTCTGGCTACAATTACAGTTCCTATAACAAAATTTCCTTCTGTTAAATTTCCAGCAACGGAGTCTGTATCAGCGACACTTCCTTTGGCTGCTAATCCTGAACTTAATGACATTCTAAAATCAGTACTTCCGTAAACTTCAACAAAAGAGGCAGTATTAGGAATTGGTATTGCTCTGTTTGTGTCAGCTGTTGTGAGGGTAACTTCTACGCCAGTTGTCACCGTAATGTCAGAGTATGAGTCGTACTCCTTGTCGAACTTTGAGACTCTGCTTGCTTTAGCCATTTTTCTCCTTAATTAATTTATCGTTATATTTTAATAATTCTTCGGTAAGTTCTGGTTTACCAGCCCATTCAGACCACGCATACACGTCTTTTGGGATACATTTTGATTTGAATCCCCGTTTATCAGGATATATGTGGGTGAACCATAGTGTGAATCTTGGGTCATCTCCGTAAACAGCTTGTTGAATTGTGTAATAGTCAACCCCGTTTTTTTCACAGGCATCATATAACTCCTGACATTGTGCTACTTTAAAGGCAATAGCACGATTTTCACTTAATTTAATTACTTCAGCTTCTCTGTTTGTAACTTGTCTAATCGAAATATTAGCGTTATACACGGTCTGGTAAAGTTCTATCAATTTGCGGCGATTCTGCGGTCTACCTCCTATTATTAAGAAACTTCTATCAGTTTCATCTAAGAGAGGATGTGCAACTGTCTCGCCAAGGTACTCAGGCTGCATCACAATGTTCTTTTTGTATTTATCCTCTAAATAATCACAAGTTCCTGGTTGAACCGTTGATCTGATGACAATCAGAGGGGAATTACAATTTTTCACAACGTCTTCAACTATTGAAGTATCAAGCGAACCATCTGGGTTATTTGGTGTTGGGACACAGACGAAACTTACGTCAGCATCGTTGTTTGAAAACAATCCTTCGTTTGGGTCTTGTATCACTGATTCTGGGAACAAATAGTACATCGCTTTTCCAACCCATCCAATTCCTATAATTTCTATTTTCATTTTTTCTCCTTAATAGCTTCAACATAAATCTTATTTTCTTCTAAAGAGGCGTAACAATCTTCTTTTCCGATTAATGGTGTTTCTCCCAAGTGTTTTAGGTCTATTGTCGGGTCTGCCCAAAGCTGAAATCCTTTTTTGGCGGCACTGACAAAGAAGTAAAAATCTTCTGAACATTTTCCTGGAATAAACTGAAAGTAGGGGTAATCCATCAGTTCTAAAACCTCTCGGTGGATTAAGGCACATCCAAATCCTGCGGTACTGACTTTAAAAGGTTTGACTGCATCCATTCCTGGAAGTGCGTACATTCCAATATAGTCGTTTTGGTTATATTCGTTGGGATTTTCGTGAACTACTTTTGATCCGTTCTCTAATTCTGGGTCTCTAAGCCATAAAACAGGGAAATGTTTGCCCCCACGTTGGTAATAAATTCCTGTAACCATTTTGCTTTTTTGCTTTTTTGCTACATCAAGCAATTTAACCAATGTGTCTTTTGGAAAGGTCATATCTGAATCTATCCAAAATGCCCACTCGTTGTCTGTTTTTAAAAAATCACAAGCCAATGAATTTCGGGCTGAATCAATTAAAGTTCTTTCTGTAACTCCGATGTGATTTATTTTAATTTTTTTGGAAACTGAATAACCAACCATCGCCGCAACACTTTGAAAAGTTCTCGGAGAAACCGATTCTGCTATCGGACATAAAAGCGCAACGGTGTTATTCATCTTTTTTTCCCAATATTAACTTAATGCAGTATGGATTTGTCAGAATAAAAAACCACAACTGAAAGAAATTTAAATGTGTTGGTCTGTATCTGCGACCGCCGCAAGAACAATAAACGTCTCTAATCATTTTCTTTTCTTCTGTTACTTTCTTGCAATCAAAACACCTGTAAAACTCAAATAATGGCTTTTCTTCAATTTCTTCCATCTGTTTCCTTTGGTAATTTAATAAATTCATAACCTAATTCTTGAACTGTGTTTCTAAGATAATTAGCCATCCAAATTTGAATATTTTGTGGCATTATCTGAATCCACCAAAAATTCATCATTTTAACCGCTCTGTTTCTAGTCATTTGAAGATCAACAACTCTTCCTAAGTTTTTTCTCTCTTCTATCTCCCAAGAATTGGCATAATTTCTCATTGTTCCTCTAATTCCGTAGAAAGAAAAATCATTTATGATATTAATGTGATCTCTATAACCAAGTTGCGACGATCCGCCATCCCCAGGCAACCAAATTTCTAATATTCCGCCAACTTTTAAAACTCTAGCTAATTCCTTAAAGCACTCAAACCAGTTCGGAACGTGCTCCAGAATCATATTGGCAATTATGAAGTCGAACTCATTGTCTTTAAACGGAAGTGGTTTTGTTAAGTTGTGTACACAATCTATACCTTCTCCTTTGAACATATCCAAGTTGACTACGTTCTTGAATTTATAGACTGTTGTGCCGCAACCAAGATTTAAAACTTTTCTACCATTGAAATCATAATTTGGCGGATACTTCACATAAGTTGACGACGAAGTTCTGCCAGGATTTTTTATGGAGTATTTTACTGAATTAATCTTGTCTTTTAATCCTTTAAGCACTTTTCCCACCTTTCTCCTATCTCATTCCAGTCTAGGATGCCTTCTGGGGCATTTTTAGATATCTGGTAGTGTAAATCATCGTCTTTGCAAAGATTTACGGTTGCTTCGACGTATTTTTTAACCCATAACCAAATATCGTGAGGATAATCTTCTGTGATTACTCCAGTTTCGTTGTGACGGATAAATTCTGGGTTTGCCCCAATGTTTGACGATACAACTGGAAGTCCACACGCCTGAGCCTGCAACAGAACATTTGAACAAATTTCTGGATAAGTATTTGGCATTAAAAGAATCCATGAAGTTCTCATTATTTCTGCTAAAACTTCCTGTCTGACGGGCTGCATCACTCTTGCGCCTAAAGATTCCATTCCTGACAAGAAACCATTCTGTTCTTTGTTGTTTTCTTTGTCGTGAAGAGTTTGGCTTGAGTAAATATAAAGCTCGGAATCTGGGAATTGTCTTTTAATGTTATTCCACGTCTGTTCTACAGGTAATACTCCTTTAATAAGAGCAGAAGCCATCACAATACGATACTTCTTTCGTTTCTTATAATCTCCTGGGTAAAACATTTTTTTATCAACTCCGTTTGGGATGACAACAAACTTTTCTTTTGGAATGTCATAAAACTCGGAAAATGATTTTTTGCAGTAGTTTGATAACGCTATTATTTTGTCAACGTGCTGGTATGAAGAATCTTGTAAGTACCTAAAGTCTACAATGTCGTGCAACCACCAAACTACTTTTGCTCCGATACTTTTTGAATAACCTACAATTTGATTGTTCAACCCGTTTCTATTGATTACAATTACATCCCATTTGGGAATTTTCTCAGTCCAGTCAAGAGGAAGATAAGTTACACCTTTCGTGACTATTTTCTTCTTACAGTCACAACTGACGTAAACTTCGTGTCCCTTACTTGCTAGAAACTGAGGAATAATCGTAAGACTGTTTAATATCCCACCAGTCGGCTTTTTTGATATGCGATCTGGCGAGAAATTACTTGTCGCATCTGTAAATAAAATCTTCATCTGTTTCTCCTTTTTAACATCTAGCGATAACTCCCGAAGGAGTTATACGTCAGTCGTTAAAGAGCTCGAATGAAAGCCGCAGTATTGCCAGTTGAACTTTTACCATCAGCTGAAGCAATTGTTTCCATTGCAACAACGAAGTTATCAAGAGAAGCAATCAATAGAGCTTCAGTAGTAATACCAGCTGAAAGCATTGATCCATAAGCCAAGTAAGCAGCACCAGCTGCGCCGACAAGACGAGTTCCAGGAGTGGCGGAGTAGGAAGAAACTACTGCAGAAGTTACAACAGAAGTTCTAGCTCCGTAAACTTGTACTAATCCGTAACCATCGTCTGCCAAAGTAGCGTTGTTGATACCAGCGAAAAGCAAGTTTCCACTAGTAATCATCTGAGAAACACAAAGACCATCTGATTGTTCGTCTGTCTCGAAATAGACAGGCAAGTTAGCAGCTAAAGAAGCACCAGAAGTGTTCTTAGCGATGATGAAGACTTTTTCAGCATCACTTTTGTTAATTCTTTGAAAGAGCATTTTAATCCTTTTTACATAACAACCGTAACAGAATGTTTTTTTACTGTCTGAGGAGAGGGTCGATTCTCTCCACAGAAGTTTTTTTAAATTATTTTCCGAAAGCTATCCACGTTCCAGCTTTTCCAGATGTGAATATAATGGTTATTGCACTACCAGCTAGAGGAAAAGTTTCGTTTATTGTTACAGAGTCGGCAACAACCGAAGAACCTCCAGCATTAACAGCCATTGTAAACACTGTTCCAAGACCAGTATCTATGTCTCCAGTAGTAACTCCAGAACCATCAAATGTTCCGTAAGTCACTCTCAAATTACCGAATACTGTTTGACCAGATACTACAGAAGTAAAAGCCATATTAATCCTTTCTTTATATTAATTGATTAATTAGGCTGCCGTGATGGTCATTACGCCCTGTTTCTGACAGTTGGAAGCTGTAAGCTCACCCATCCAGATACATTTGGCGACCTTAGCATCTTGATTCTCTGGTTCTTGGAATTCACCAAACTTCATATCAGCCTGAGTGTGAACATTCAAGTCAATATAATTTGTGTTCAAGAAGTACATTCTAAGAGCAGTACAGTAGTAATCCCAAGTGATTGGAACACCCTTGAACAAAAGATTCTGGAAACCAGCATCAGCGGTCTTTGAGTCTTGGAATCTCTCTTGAGGAAGAAGAACTTTCTCATAGTATTCAAAAACTGTCTGAGTCGTGACGATAAGGTTTGGCTTGTCAGCCTGATCTTGCAAGGTACAAGAGTTGAAGATGGTTCTCATCGTATCAACACCATTAGCCGCAAAGGATGCAGCCGTACCTGTTTGTGGCTGCCACCAAGAATAAGTTGTCTTTGAAAGACCACCGAAAGTAGCAGTTGTTGACATTATATCAGTGATGGAGTGAATCTGAGAACCTGAGTCTGAAGATGCTGTAAACAGAGCCTGACCAAGAGTCTGAGTAAGAGTTTTCTGAAGTTGGTCAGTTTTAGCTTTCAAAAGATCTACAATCTTTGAAGCGCCGTTGTTTTGTCGAGCCTCTTTACCAGAGATTGTGACAGTTCCGCCCAATTGTTTCCCAATTTTGTTATCGTAGGCTTTCTATTTCCTACCTCACTCTGTTCCCAGAGTGTTCAGATCATATCTTCCCTTTCGGGTTCCGCGCTTGTTGAGGATTATATTTATTCACCTCTGATCGTTACGGTGTCTAAGAGCCTTGCGTAATCTCTTAGCTAACCTCGGTATTGCCCACTATCTGGCGAAGATGTTGGGGTGTTCACCGATTCCACGGAATATTTTTTACCTAGTCGGAGTGCCTTACTTCCATAGTTATCAGTTTTACGATGACATTGGACACATAAGGTCTGGCCGTTGTTGAGTTCAAATCGCATTTTTTCGTTTATAGTCCCTGCGAGTTGAATTGTCAATGTACTAGGCTAACCAGACTTTTGACGCTATAAAGCGAAAGCGTAGTTATAAGAAGCCGCAGTGATACCATCTTGAGGAGTAGTATCAATTATACCGTAACCTGAGTACCAACCCACTGTGGAGTTTGTACCGTACATCAATGGTTTAACAATTTGAGTTCCACCATCAATCATTTTTTTGTTACCAGTAGAAAGTAACTTAGACAAAAGCGGAGTTGATTTGAAAATGTTGTCAGACAACTTTTTCTCATAATTCGCTAAGGTTGTGCTAAGAACTGAATCTGGTACTGCAAATGTAAGTGCCATTTTAATCCTTGAAATTTACATCTGTATCAGTGTTATTAAAAACCTAATGTTGTTTTAGCCGCCTCAAATGCTTCCTCAAACGAACCAGCATCTTTTTTGGTGACTACATTAGAACTTGACGATGAAGCAGGATCTGAAAACTGACTTTTGCGAGCTATTTTAGCTTTAAATTCATCAGCACCAATTTGTTTAGCTTTCTGGAAAAGGATGTTTGATACAACATAGTCAAGAGGAATGTTCGGATTTTGTTTAGCCGATTCTTCAATCTCGTCATAGTTCTGTTGAATCAATTCTTCTCCGTACTTCGCAACAACCTGAGAAACTTCTTTTTCAATTGTCTGAGCTTGTACCTGTTGAGGTAAAGTTCCAAGTTTCTCGGTCACGATACTATCGAATACTTCTTTTAAAGCCGCTCCCTCTGGCGAGTTCATATACTGCTGAACTTTAGATTTTGAGTCTTCAAGTTGTGGATCAGTCTGAACTGGAGGAATTGGTTTATTAGCATCTAGCTGGTCTCCGACTTTAGTAATCGCTTGCATCTTTTTTGTGAAAGAAGATTGCATTTTCTTAGCTACTTTTTCAGCAGCTGCACGATACTTTTCGGGGACACTGTCTAAATTCTCGAAGTCGATAGCATCAAAATCGTAATCATCATCACCTGTTGATGCAGGTTCATTGTTTGGTTTTGCAGGTTCTGAACCGACTGGCATCCCCGAAGCACCAATGGGGCTACCGCCGACAGGTTCTGTTCCACCTTCAAATGGTTCTGGCATTTTCAACTCACTTTCTAATTGTGACTGCTAAATTGCAGTCTTGTATCTGGAGGGATTGGGTCGATTCAATCCTATTGTGTTTCTTACTCGAAGAAACGACTCCAGATAAAAGACAAAAATTAAGCGCCACCAACTGGTTCACTCTGTCGATCTAATCTCTTTTTAAGCAAATTCATCATTTCTACAACTTTAGGAGAAACCATATCTTTTACTTTTGAAGTTACTTCTGATTCTCCAAGAGATTTTTTCAATCTTGTGCCGACGTTTTCTTTGTCGTCTTGAATTGTAATTGTTATTGTACTCATTTGTTTCCTTCAGTTTTTATTGGTGTTGGCTCTGTCATTGGGGTTGCCGCCATTTGTGATGGCTGCAGTCCAGCTTCCGCCTCTATCTGTCTTTTAACATCCTCAGGTAAATCTTTGTAAGAAATTGATTCAGATATTTTTTGTAATGGAGATGGTTCTGGTGGAGCAACTGGAGCAGGTGGTGGAGGAGGAGTGCCAGCAGAAACAGCATCGATTGGTTGACCATTTTCATCTACTGTTGGTTGATTGCCATCTAACCCTGATGTTTCATCAATCTGAGTATCAAATAAACTGTCATCCTTTTTATCGAATGATTCCAAAACCCATTTACGAAGTTGGTTTCTACCTTTAACTGGAATTGTCAAATCCTGATTAAAAGTTTTGTAAAGCAAAATATTGTCCTGACGAAGTTGGTTTTTGTTTACTGGAGAAGCTGAGTTTGGTTGAATGTCAAAATCATATTCACCTTGAATTTGTTCTGGAGTTTTTGTGATCCAGTCGGCAGGAGTTTTACCCTCACCAGCGATTTGAATACAAATATCTTCAGTCATATATTGTTGGACAACTTGGAATAATTTGTTCATAACTCTTCTAACAAAATCTTCAACTTGGCGTTTGTCGTCTTCTTTTCTGTTATTGGCAGAACCCTGAACCATCTGGGCTTCGCCGAGAGTTGTTTCAGTTTTAGGAATTACCGATGTGTCGTACTCAGAAACTCCAGATATTTTTGTCATATCTTGAATTATTTGGCTTGTTGTCATTGGGACAGTTTGATTTACTGTCGGATTTTCCAACGCCCTTAAGCCTGATTCTTCGTCAAGTTCAACCAAAGTATTATTTGGATCAGTTAGTTGAGATTTTTGAGTAGCAGTCATTTTGCCTTTATTGTAGGTGAACTTCTGGACAAAACTTCTAGCGTGGGTTGTTTGAATTGACTCCATTAAATCAAGTTCTTTTTGTTGGGTTTCCATCGGCTCAATGTCACCTATTGGAAAAAGACAATCTGGAACATTATATCCGTCAAGTTCCTCGTAAGGAAATTCTTTGTGGTCATATGGATTACTGCGAGTATTTAAAACAATATCCTGATCTGGAACGATGTACATTGAGGTTGTAACAACGCCGTAACGATTCTTTTCCCAGTATTGGTAGTATTCTAATCTCTGTTCGTCTTCTTCGTCGTTTTCTGATTTTTCAAGTTTAATATCTTTATCAATTGTGGCATTTCCTTTTAAATTACCAGTATTTTTAAACTTTGGATTTGATTTTACATCTGCCAAAGGTTCAACTATTTTTTCTGCGCACCATCTTGAACCGTTTAAACCGTCGGTTGACTCTGGGTCGTAAATGAAAAAACCACGAGGATAAGCAACTCGTTTAATATAGAACCTATCAACTAATATTTTTACTTCTTCTTCATTGGGAGTTTCTTTTCCAGTAACAAAGTTTTTAACTTTATCAATAGTTTTGTTAATGATTCCCTTTTTCTTGTTATCTTTCTGGTTATCTTCAATCTCGTACTCAAACCCGATTTTAACAATACCACGACCAAAGGCGACTTTATCCAAAACAGCCTTTTTAATTTCATATTGCATCCCAATTTCTTTAGGTAAATATTCCATCGTTGCTCGAACTGAATCGATATTAGCCAAAGTAATCTCTAAGGCGTCTGGAGTTATTTTTCTTTTAGGAGAAACAATTACTTCTGGATCTCTGAAGTAAAGAAATGGTAGTTTAGCTCGTATAATTGCGTGAATATATGGAACGGTGATTTGATCTAATCTAATATCATCGTCGTCGTAGTGTTTAATTTGTAAATAACGTCTAAATTTCTCGAATTTAGTCTTATTTTCTTTTTCCCAGAATTTTTTACCTCTGGCAATTCTATTTTTAATGACTTTTGTGTCAGTTTTTGTCATTTTATTTAGGATTTATTTTAATACAAACATTTTTATTAATCTTATACCCGAATGTGTGCATAATATTTCTTAAGGAATTGGCCGTTGTACCTTTTTTACCAATTATCTGTGAAATATCTTCTTTTCCAGCATAGACATTGATTAAAACACCTCGATCGTCGATGGTTCTAATGAATGATAATTCTTTGGGATTACTAATAAGTGGTTCGATAATCATTTTCAAGTATGTTACTTCATCCATAATATCCTTAGATTAAAAAAAGAACCCAAAACAACGTGGGTTCTTCCCTTATTAGTTATATTAAACTCCGACTAAAAGGAGTTGTCAATACCTACAACTGGATACTTTTAATAATCTCTTTTGCAATCACTGGAACACCATTTTTAACTACAATTTCAACAGATCCATATCCGACTTGGCGGATAAGATTAATCAAGGCAATTTCTTCTCGTTGAAGAGAAACTATCTCAATTTTACTGTTGAATGTGACCATTATTTATGAGTTCTCATATGAGAGCCTAATCCAGCTTTTGAATCACAAACTTTTCCACAAACAGGACATTGAAATTCTGATGTTGGTTCAACAACTTCTTCAACTGGTTTACTTGTTGGCGCAACTGAGGGTGTTACCTCTTTAAAATAAATCTTGCCTTCACCATTGTAGCGCTGCATAAAATGAATTCCTTCTTCTTCTGTGACTTGTTTCTCTTCCTGTGGTTGGAAGTTAGTTACTACTTTTCCATCAATACCAACTGCATTTACCTCAACGAACGAATTGTTTTTGATTAACATTGTTCTCCTTTATTTACTAATATATTTACTTCTTCTACTTTGAATCTCTGCTAAAGTTCCTGGAACTGAGTTTCTCGGAATATAACTTGGATCGACCGACACAGTATATTCTCCCTTAAGTCCCCAATAAGCTAAAGCTGTAGCCATTATTAAGTCATCGTGGTAACCAGTCACCGCCCCGAAACCATTCTTAGAAGCGTCTTCAGTGTAAACGAATGTTCTAAGTTCTGAAATTATTCTTTCATCGTTCAGTTTGGCTTTGTTCTCACGCATCTTTTGAAGAAACGAATCTAATAATGTTTGTTTGTTGGCGTGGGTTGTTTTCCAGCCGTACTTCTCAATCTTTTTTCTGGAAACTGAATCAAACACTTCCCGCTTATAAATATTGGAATAACCAGCATCTCTTAATTTTGTGAGTGTTGCCATTCCAGCGGCGTTGACTTCAATATTGGCTTTGGCGTTTCGGTACATTCTGCCAATTTGAGTAATCTTACTCGCTAGTTTATCGGCTGGTAATCTGTCTGTCCAAACCGCTACAACTTCTCCAGTTGCTTTTGAAACAACTACAATTCCTGATGGATCAACTACTCCCTCTGACGGATCAATTCCCATTTGGTATTCATCCTGAGTGTCCATTTCTTTAAAGATTGTAATTCCCTCAGTTACTCGAATCGGTTTGTTCTTAAGAAGATTCTGTTCTTGAATGTACTCAACAGGAAAGTATGCTCCCTGAGCTGTGAATGTAGTTTCATCCCATATCCCGTAAACATATTGACGTTTCCAGGTTTCTGTTGAACCTTTTAAAAGATTGTCGATGTACTCTTGACCCAAGTGTTTGGCGTTGTCCAAAGTGGAAGATTCGAAAACGTGATAGTCTGGATCAGATTCTTGTTTGTAAACTCTATATCCCCAAAACAAAGCTGGATTACAGGTCATCATAATCTGATGGACATACTTCGGTTCTCCTGGAGCTGTTTCGACTTTTCTTCTAAGACGACCACGAAGTCCGTGGAATACTGCCTCAGGAATTTCTTCAACCTGATCGATGGCGGCGAAACCCAAGTTAAGTGATTTAATTTCATTCTCTGAAACAGTGTCAAGGTGACGGAAAATTAACTGAGAGCCATTCTTTAAGTAAAGTCTCTGTTCTGAACGTGAATAGCTCTGAATCATATTCGGTGGACAGACTTCAAAAAAAGTTTGTTGGGTTGAGTCCTGAAGTTCCTGATAAGTTAAACGACCAAGTAATCCATAATTTCCAGGATAAGAAAGGTGCTGCATTATTTTGTGGCAAAGAATTAAAGTTTTACCACTGTTACTGACAATGAAATCATTAGCATAAAACATATGGCTAATACAGTTTACTGTAATATCATAAACATTCTCTATTCCAAGTTTTTCATACTTTGTTATTGGGTGATAAGAATCAAATTTAATAAGTCTAATATTTTTTCCACCACCATCTAAATAATCAATTATTTTTCTTACAGACCAGAGTTCGTTTCTATCAGGGTCGCCACTATCAACTAAATACTCGTGCTCTTCGCTGCCGTCTATATAAAAACCAAGTTCAGTTATTATACGATAAACTTGTTTTTTGCCACTATCTATTTTTCGTATAACGGTTGTCGGAATTGATCTACCACCATAATATACTCCCCAAATCACATCCCCAACTTTTACTTTTCCCATAGTTGTAGTTCCGCTGGGTGTTGCAATAATTGTTCTAGCTGGCAAACAACCAAAACCTCCTGAAAGTAATGGAAAACGAACATTTGTTTTATAAAAGTCCTCCTGCATCTTGGAGAGTTCCCATTCTTTTTCAACTGTGCCATCTTTTGCTTCGTAACTAATTTTCAATTTTACTCCCTGATTACAATTCTTAAATCCTGATTAATACGAGCATCAACTTCACTTCTTTCGATGTAGCCACGGGACTTTCCTTTGGTTTTTAGAAAGAAGATCAGAGCCGCTGTGTTGCCCTCTGCGATCTGTTTATGCAAAACACTCTCGGCATCATCTAAAAGTATCTCCTGAACCTCGTCACAGGCTTTAGCGAACTCTTTATCAGTATTATATAGACGGTCGTAAGTAGAACGGGATATTTTTAAGTGACGGCAGGTTTGAGAAATATTCCCCTGATTCAAATCAAGAATGGTAGGAAACTTTTTAAGTGCTCTTTCTACATATTTAGCCATTATCCTGCCTCCCTCATTCCTTTTTCTTTTAATATTCTATTTAAGTGAGATTTGTTCTGGACGTACTCACCGATTCCTTCGTTGTAACCAGCGGTGGTGTAACCTGGCATCCCCTGAACTGGAACGTGGTCGTCAAGTGCCATTCCACCGCACTCACATCGAATCCAATGAGAAAACTTCTCACAAGCTAGTGTGACTTTGCCGCAATCCTCACAAGTAAATTCTGATTCATTCATACGCACTCACAATCGATGATGTGTTGGACACAAAATGCTTTTACCTTTTTTGCAGCCACACCCGTAAGTTAATTTTTCTTTTTCTTCTTTGAACTTTTCTAACTTTTGTATAACCCCGTGTTTTTCGACACCACTTAATTTTGCTTTTGGTTCTTTTATCTTCTCTGGGACTACACTATTTGTCATGACATTGGTATCTTCGAC